TAATTTTTTTATTTAATACATCTTTTATTTCTTGATCTGTAATTGTAGGATTTAATTTTTTACCCTGCCATTCTAATCGTTGCTTTATATCAGATGCATCAGTATCAGCCGTTATACCACCAGTGTTTAATAATATATCTATATCTGATTGCTTTACATCAGCGAAAAGCACACGATCTGCTTTAGCTTTCATTTTAGCTCTATCATTATCAGGGGTACGCTTTAAACGTTTATCCGAATCTGCTAAAGCCATGACTAGTAACCTTTTACTTCTGCTTTTTTATTTGTAGGGTTATTATCATTCTTAAAAATAGATGCGTCTACTTTTTCTTTTTTTCCTGGTCCGTCTGGTGCATTACCTAAATCACCTTGTTTAACTTTTTGATTAGGGTTCATGTTTAGTTTTTCATTAGGTCTTTTAGCAACATCAGCACCAAATTCGCCCTGTTTAATCTTTCCTAAAATTGCATCACCTTTTGGATATCCTATTCCTTCTGGCATTTTTATCTCCTTAATTGTTTATTTTTTTTTCTTATATGCATTTGCATATACTTTTTTTTTAGTATTATATTTAATATTTTTAACAAGTGTTGGGAATTCCTTTTCGTACTTCTCTAAAGATTTTTTATATTTACTTTTTTCGGGATAGCCACTAAAGTTAGTGCTCATTCCAGAAGCAATAATTCTAAGTGGATTAAGTGGATGACCCCAACCTGGTTCTATCTCACCTGCCTTTTCTAAACCCTTAGCTTTTAATATCTCCGATTTGGCTGCCTGACGTTTAGTTATTCCTTTAGTTTTTTTAGTCATTAATAATCTTTTTGATCAGCTAATTTAAACAATGAATCTTGTACATGCTCTTTACCTGATTTAGTTAAATACTCACCACTCTTTTCTAAATCTAAATAGTTTTTAGACTTACCTTTACCTGGTGCATGTTTATCAAAATCAATATTAGTTGGTGCCTGATTAGGCTGTTTGCCATCAGCAGCTGAACCAAGATCTCCTTGTTTAACTTTAGCTTTTGGGTCGAATTTATTTTCCATTATTCATCTCCTTCATCAATATCAGACTCTTGAGTTAAATCTTCAAGTTCCATTAATAAGTCTTCTTCCTTTTCATGCAACTCTCTGATATCCTCAATGATATCTTCAACTGTTCTTGTTTTCTTTTTTCTTGCCATTATAGTCTCCTATAGTTTTATTTTCTTAATTGATAGTACATTCTTCGTAGGAATAGTTGTGTATCCACCACCTTGTTTTATTTTACCATTGTCTTCAAAAATAAAATCAGCCATAACAACAGTTGTTTTATTATTGTGTACTATCCATCCTACACTACAACATACTGCTGTTTTAGATTTTTTAATATCATGGATATCAGCCCAAGATACATCTCCAACAATATCTTCCCAATAAACCATTGCTAAGTCATAAGGAAAATTCTTTCTATCTATAATAGGTAACTTATTCTTTCTCATTCAGTCCCTTGTGTAGTATTAATTAATAACCAAATATTCTATCTGAGGGAGTAAATTGTGGTCGAGGAGTTTTATTAAATCTATTAGCATAACTAGTATGCATTGGCCTACTCATACAACCATATCTTAAAGCATCATAAGCATGATCTTCTGCATGTGTATTAACATCTTCAGGATTATGATCGTCTAAAGGTAAAAGAGGAAATGTTCTAATTAAATTTCTACAAGTAGAAAATATTCTTAATCCTGGTTCCTTTTTTTTATCATCACTAATTTTTAATCTTTTATGAATCTCTAATTTCCCACTAATTCTACTTTTAGGTGTTCTATCAGAAGGTCTCCAGCGGCATCCTGTTTGAATCATCGTTTCTGCGATACTTGGACCCACATCACCCCGTTTTGCCCATGTACTAGCGTCTAAGACCCCGTAGCGTATGTATTCATCCTTCTCTAGCATTAAGACTTTTCGTGCAAATACATCTGCCGTAATCTTTTGGGTATATAATTCTCTATAAATCCATAAGTTATTATCATAATCAATAGCAAACCAAAGAACACAAGCAGGAGAAGAGTAGCCCCAATCTGCAGCACGAAAACGCTGCCAACCTTTAGGCACTTCAAAGGGATCAACAATATGTAGTGCTTTATTAAATTCAGGAAATGCTGAGTCTTCAAATGCATCCCAATCTCCATCTAAAAATTGTTTACGTTGTATTTCTGGTAAAGATGCAAGCATAGCATAGTAGTCATCTGTTTGCATCAAGTGGGGATTATCTTGTAACTTTGCAGGTATAAATCTACGAGTTATAACTTTCCTACCCACAGGTGTATTTATATTAATATCAAATGTAGTATTAGGTATAGCTGGATCAACAAACATCTCTCGTACCCATAATGAACCTATATTACCTGGATTACCTGTTGCTCTTAAATACACAGGTATTTCTGGGTCTACAGATCGAAGTGATGATCTTAAAAAATTATATATATCTGGCGAAGGATATTGTGGAAGTTCGTCTATTCCTATCCATGTGTAAGATTGCCCTTGGTAACGTAAAGCATCTGTCATGTTCTCTGCGTATCCGAATTCTATCTTTGCTCCTGACGGGAATCTCCACTCTTTTTCTTGTTCTCTCCATTTTGCTCCTGGAAATGCTTTCGAGTATAATCTTTGAGAATGAGTAATCAAATCTCTTAACTCTGGCATTGTCCGTCTTAGAAGAAGTGCTCTATGCATCTCTTTATGACAATATCGAAGTGGATCGATAAGCATGGCATAGGATTTACCACCTCCTCTTGCTCCTCCGTAAAAAACTTCTCTCTCTGAAGAAGCTAAAAACTCTGTTTGTGGTCCTATATTAGGTTTAAATACAATGTTCTGCTGATTTAAATGTTCCTTAATGCTAGGAGAAGCAGTGTCTATTACACTTTGTTCAATTATTTGAGTTTCTTTTCCATCTAATGCAGAATTTATTTTTTTATATTTATCTTTTATATATTCTGCAGATTTCTTTGCTGATCTTAAAGTCTGTTCTGCTGCCGCAACCTTTTTTCTAGACCGATTTAATATCTCTTTGGCTGATCTCCGTGCTTTGGCCTTCTGTTTCTTTTTCGGCTTCGGGGGTTCTATCGTTTTTGATCCGTTTTCTAAGTCCGACATGCGAAATGTATCTTCCTGTTTTTCTATGTAGCCATTCAGCTACTTCTCTATAAGAACAAGTCTTTAAATAATTCTTTGCTTCGTCTAATGCTTGTATTTCTTCTGGTATTTGCTCTAAAAATCCATGTTCTGCACTTTCTTTGTAACCAAAAGGTATTACTCTACCTAGTTTCTTTAGTTTCATCTGGTCTATCTGCCCTTTTTAGTGGTGCTTTAGGGGGTAAAATGAATAATCCGTGCATTGCCTTTAAGTTAACATCTAATTTCTCTTTTTTTGCAAGCCCAACTCGGTCTAAAATCTGTTTTGCAGCCTCCATACGTATATTTGCATGAGGTGTGGTACCATCTTCATCTAACATATCTACCATTTTGGTAGCTGCTCTAGCAGAATAGTTAGCTAGGTACGTTTCTGCACGTGAAACGATTTCACTTTTTAAATTTCTAAGAACTTTTGGGTAAGAACTTTCGGAATACCCTGCTAATTCTCCCGCCTTTTTCGGATTGCCTTTTGCTTCCCCGAACAATGCGTCTAGAAACTTTTCCTGTGAATCTGTTAAGCTTTTTTTTGGAGTCTTGATTATAGTAGAATCCATGTCTTGCATTAATAATCTCCATTAATTCTTTAAAAGGAATGTTACTGGGCTTGGATAACGTTTCCTTGCTCATCTGTGTCATAGAAATCAATACCTGATGTTAATTCTTGTTGTTTATATATTTCTGGTTCTCCACCAAATAATTCGCTTATATCTATTTCAATTCCTTTTTCTGCCTGCACAGGTAATTTATCAGGTCCTGTCGCTTTACTCCAAATATAACCACCTCCAGCAAGTCCACCAACTGTTCCTGCTAATTTTCCTTTAGCAACTCCTTCTGTTGCTGTTCTTACATAAGGAACTTTGCTAGTATCCATAATTTCTTTTCTAGTTCTTAAATATTTAGGCATGATATTTACATACCATGGTCTTTTTGTTACAACTTCTTTAATAGGTACAGGAGTAGTTCTATCTGTTTTAGCTACCCTCTGACCTAACTTAATAACTTCAGGTGTTTTCTTTATTGTCTCTTTTGCAACTTTAGGAGCAGTAGTAACTGCAATCTCCTTACTAAGGGAAGCAGGACCCATCTCAGCTTTTTTAATTGCTTCAAGTGTCTTGTCGCTAAATTTTAAATTTTTTCCAAAGAATTCTGTAAATGGTTTAGTAATCTTAGTACCACCAACTGTTTGAACTTTTGATGAACTAACAAATTTAGATACACCATTAGCTGCATCGTCTGCCTGTTTTAGAATTGTTGCTCTAACTTCAGGGGATGCTGATTTTAATATCTTTTGACTTAGTGGTACAATTTCTTTACTAGCTGTAGATTGGGCTTGTAGAATACTTTCATTTCTAAAGACTTTGTTCTTACCAAATATCTTTTGAGCTAGTTTAAATTTTGTAGGATCTTTAGTTAT